TTTGTTGAGAAGTGCCGTCTTGTCCCTGTCCTACTGCATTACTTGCGTCTTCTTGTGACATACCTTCAAGTGACAAGTCTCCTGCCATTGCCATTGATTGTCCTGGACTTACAGAACCACTCTGTCCAGTATTATTATTGTTATTGTTATTATAACCACCACTACCACTACCTTCTGCCCCGTAGCCTCTAGATTCTCTTTCTCCCGCGCTGTCTGGATCACCCATGTCAGCTCCACCACCAGCAAAATGTTTTCTAGGCCTGAATAGATTATTTACACCCATTTTAATTGACCTTTTTGGTAACAGATCGTTGTTTATCTAGGCTTGAAATACCCGATTTAGCCATAGAAACGGCCGCTCTAAGCTTCTGATGCTTGTCATTCTCTTCAATTTTAGTTTGATCGATTTCTCTAGCTTGCATCATCTTCATCATGTCAAGATTTGCTCTAGTTTCGTCATTTTCTTCTTTTCTTTGCTGTTCTGCCGCCTTAATTTGGTTTTCTTCGGCTTTTAAACGCAATAATGGGTCCGAATCTAACTGATTTAACACTTTTTTCTCTTGTTCAGCGTACTCAGCCATGCTTTCAGCGACTAAAACCGCTTTTCTAGACTCTAACATCTCTGTTATTTGCTTCATTTCTTGTTGCATCTGCATAAATTGAGGATTTTGACGTGGATCTTGGCCCATTTGCTGTGCTTGAGCTCCCATTTGTTGCATTTGCTGTCCCATTTGCTTCATTTTTTGCATTTCTTCTTTAAATTCTAGTTGAACTTGCTCTTGTGCCATTAATCCAATGTGTTCTAGACAGTTTTTTTGTAAAGACATCAATACAGCAGGGTTAGTTCTTACTGACATAGTTCCCATAAAGCTTAAGTGCGATGCAATGTGTGCTTGGTGATCTTGGTTTGGAAACGCTTGAAACTTTTTACCAGATAACGCTGTTATGTTTTCAGTTGCAGGGTCACTTGGTTTTGGTTTTTTTGGTGGAGGTAATAAAGAATCAATATTCTTAACTTCCAACGCTTCGTACATATCACGATAAGCTTGATACATGTTGTGCATTTTAGGATTAGACATTGCCATTTGTAATTGTGTTTGTGCAATACTAATACGTTGTGTTTGTGAAAAGATGTTTGGATCTGCAATTGGTATAATATCAACTTGTTGATCAAAATCTTTTGCAAAAATCTTTTTCTCGCCACCAACAACTTCAAACGGATATTCAGGTGGTAGGTAAGTTACAAAACAATCAGCCAATAACATGAACTCACATTTCATTGCTTGGTATAAACGTTTGTGAATTGCACTCATCACTCTAGAGCCACGCTCTAGTAATGCAACTGTTGTACCAACTGCTGCACTTTGATTACCGTCACCAACTTGCATGTCTGCAATACTTGCAAAACGCTGAGCGCCCTGAACTACTACACCCATCAAACTTAACAACGTTTGTGATGGCTCTTTAAATGGTAATGGCATGAATGCGTCTCTAAGGTTTCCACCAGGAGCATCAACGTCTCGGAATTCACCCGGCTGCAACGGTTGAGCTTCGTCTCTGACACGGATGCCTCTTTGTTTGAATCCGGAAGGTAAATTTGACAAGGTGCCGGCATCTAAGAGTTGTCTTAGTGCGGCTGTGGCAGTTCTAGAAAGCCCGCCGATCATGTGAATTAAACCGAATCCATAAAAGCCTAATCCTGGTAGAAATTTGAAATGCACAAAATAATCTTTACGTTTACGATTTGGATCTTGTGCAGAATAGTTACGTCGCACAGAAAGCACTTTACCAGAACCTTCATCAACAGTTATGATGTAAGGAACTTTAAGACCAGTCGCTTCTTGTGTTTCTGGGTTCAAGTCTTCAAACCCTGGTATCTCTAAATCAGCATGACACTCTAGCAATGTGTAAACTTCGTCAGCGTTTGATGACACGCCTTGTAGTTCATCTTTTTCTTTTCTAACATCACTTGGATCATACGAACTTTCTTCTATCTCAATGTCAGAATAAAACCCTGACAACTGTAGCTTAACTAAATCATTACCAGTCATTTTAATCTGATGGATAATGCAGTCAGCGTCTTCTAAGCTAGTTGCAGAATATGGTACAAACAAATCTTCTGCTGGTACAAACTTAGATACGCAACGTTGTAAAATTGAATCATAATAAATTTTCTTAAATGTCGAACCTGCTAGTGGTAAGTTAAATAACATCTGATCAAACTCTGGCTCATACTCTTTCATGTTAACCATAATCTGATAGTTCATAAATTCTTTAACCCGCGTTGCCTGGTCCTCGCGCTGTGGTGTTTGTTTCCCGACTATCTGTGTTCTGACCGGCCCACCTGCTGGTAGTAATTCTTTATAAGCTAGTGCTTGGAATTGTGTTACTGCTTCTGCTAATACTGGATGCGTTGCACCTGAAGCACCTTGGAATGGTTCTACTCTAGACTCGTATTTAAAACCTAAAAGTTCTAAACCTTTGGTGTAAGTTTCTTCCCATTCTGATCTGCTCGCTTTGTACTCGTCGTACAAATCACGCATTTCGATACCAATTAAATTAAGTGCGTCTTCGTCTAAAAAGTCAGCCAGGTTAGCTTCGTGTTGTTCGCCACCTTCTGCTGCCATGGCTTGTGGATCAAAATCAATAGTTGCTCCGCCATCAGAATCTTCAATAATCTCTACTGGCTGTTTGTAGTTTTCTTGCATCGCCATATCTTTTTGTAGATCTTTTGGACCAGGTATAGTTACCGTGGTTCGTGCATCTTCTCTATCTATCGCCATTATATTGTCCTTTGTTTAAATAAATTTTGTATACCATTGTGCATCGGTCCGCGTTCCGGGGGGAACATGCCTTGTGGCCTGATCACTGGACCGCCGTTCGCGAAGGCATATGAAAACTCAGTGTTGTAACTTGGTTGCCCTTCCGATGGTATTACTGTTCCTATGTTCAAATTCTTATTGCCGTCGTTATAGTTAACGCCACCAAAAAATACATCGTCCATACTATTATAATAACCCTGGCTTGACAAACCTTCTTTACGGATCGGTATTGAGTAGCCTTGGTGTTTTTTGCTTTCCATAAGTTTAACTAATTCATTAATCTGATGGTATTTTGCTTGCATACGTACGCGTTTTTCATATTCTTCTCGCGTCATAGGTTGTACTAGATTACCGTCTTGATAACCAACTCGACCACCTTGAGCAAAGCCATCATAATCTATTTTTGTAGTGTCTCTTAAAAAGTTAGCTACTTCTTCTTCAGCTTGCTCTTTAGTTAACTTACCGCCAGTAGCAAAATCCTCTATACTATTAATTGGTATCTTTAATTCATTAACACCATCTAAACTGTAATTCTCAAAATCTTGATATTCACCTTTTTGAAACTCACCAGCATAAAACTCACCGTCTTGTGTAAAAGCTTTACCATCAGGTCGTCGCATTTCAGTTGCTGGAATATACTCAAAGCTAACTTGTTGAAAGTTATCGCCACGTGCGCTTACTTCAATATGACCACTTACTGCGTCTTCGTATAAACGATAGACATCTTTGCCGTTATCAAACTCATACACGTTAGTAGGGTTACGTCCGCCCGTTGCCGTTTGTACTTGTTTACCTTCGTTCATAATTCTATTAACTAATAATGGAAACCAATCCGGCATACCTTTAGCCGCCATCTCTGGCATAACTTTTGCTGCAGTTGTTGCAACTTTAGACGTCTTGCCAAATGGAATCATTAAACTAGCAATGCCGGCACCCATTCCACCTAAAAAGGTTCGTCGTGTCATTGGGAATTTTTTCTTATCGTCGGCCACGATTTTTTGCTCCTTGGATAATACCACCCATTGCGTTTAAAGTTCTTTTACTATCTTTAAAAATAATATCTGTTAGATCAGTGCCTGAACCTTGTTGGTCGACAGCGTCATTTATTATATCTCTTATTCTGTTAGCTTCTTCTATGTCTCCTACTTCTATTGCTTCGTCCATAGCTCTATAATAGTCGTCTATCACTTTTCTTTGACTGTTAAGTATTTTAGTTTCAGTTTGAATAGGTTTAAAAAGTGTTTCTTCTAACATCTGAGTAACTTTGTCATTTGCTTCCTTGTTCCGCGCTACGCTGTCCGCTGATGGTGAATAACCAGTCGCTGCTATGTCTTCGTCAGTTAAATATTTTGGTCGATAGTTTTCACCAGGCCAGTAGTCTGTCATGATGTTTAATTCGTTTCGGTTTTCGTAAGTGTTTTCAACAAACCCACTTTGTGAATCTATTTGTTTTGCTTTTGCATATTCAGCATCAAAGATCGGGTCAGCGTTTCTGTAAAGTGCATCATACTCAGCACGGGTAATAATACCTTCGTCTAAATTATACATCAGGTCTTGTTTCCATTGTGAAATGTTTGATGCTACTATTGACGTCTGTGACTTACCTTCAGGAAATAAAGTCTCACTAACTTTTTGTGGTTGGTTAAACGGATGGTTTGGTCCTGGCTTCATAGTGCCTTCGATATAATGACCTGATCTAACTAATTCATCATAATTAGAAACGTCTTCCGGCTTAGTTGCGTAAGCACCAACTTTTCTTTCTTTTTGTGTATTTGAAAAAGCACCCTTCGGTTGATCTAATTGATCTTGAGCTAATCTTGCTGCGTCTTCTTCAGCAAGAACATCTGCTTTACCAAAAAATTCATCAGGTGGAGATTCAGTCGCAATAATGTCTCGCGCTGCTTGTTTACTTTCTGCTTCTTTCATTAATTTAAATTCGTCAAACGACATCGTGTCTGCGCCTTTGCCGTCAATATATTCAGCGCGCATTTCAGCTTCAATCATCTCATCTGTAGTTGAAAGTTTTTTAGCATCAGCAAGTGATGTAGTAATATCTGCAAGAACTTGATCTTCGTTTTTAGTCAAGAACGCTGTCACCATTTTTTCTGCGGTAGCTTTATCAACGTCCATGTCAGTGCCAACTTTAACTAGTTGGTCAACAGTCATGTTAGCTGTTTTAGAACCAAGTCCTTTGGAGTCTCCCAAGAAAGCTTGTTTTAAAAATTCAAAAAATCTTTTCATTAATAGTACGACCTTCGTTGCGGCTCTTCAGGTTCGTCTTCGTAATCTTCTGGATGTTCAACGAAGCCCCCTTGTCTAAACCTCATTAATGCTTGAGTCATGCTGTCCACTAAGTCATCGTGTTCGCCTAGCGGGAATGCAGCGC